TTTTTGTCCGAATTCTTTTCTGTGGATGATATCTCGGCCTTTATCGTTAAAACGATGCGTTATGCGTTTTGGCGCGCGGATAAGACCAGTGAACGCCATGAATGCTTTTGCGTTGTGGCAATTCATGAGGTTATCAATCAGATTCCTGTCTGATACGTGGTTTAGTAATCCTTTAATCTTAAACTGATTTTTAAGGTACTTCTCCTGCCTGCCAAATGGATAGAACACCTCACTGGCCCAGCCATCCTTTCCGTTTTCTTTCGTGATGAAATAACGATAAACAACACCCTTCTCATCTTTCGTTAGCTCAATCTTGAAATCCTTGACTTCGGTCCATTCAGAATCGGTATATGCACGCTCATTAAGCGCCGCGTTAGGGTCGCGCAAAACGTGATCGCATTGACGGCAATAACGAGCTGTCGGGTCGTTTTTTGTGCCGCAACCATCATCAAAAATACGGATGCCGTGCTTGTCGAAACCACAGCGAATGAAGCTGAAAAACTCTTCGCATCGTCCATCTGGAGACGTTGAGTCTTTACCGATGCAACGCCGTGCATATGGGCTGTTCATCGTCTGGCATTTAGGACATGGAACCTGCTCTCCGCTACGTTTTGAGCGTTGCGCTTCTGCCTCTTCCAGAATCGGGTCTTCGTACAGACCGCCCAACTCGAACATGGTTCCGGTGAAGTCAAGGCAAAGATGGTTTTCTTTCACCAGACCTGCGGCAATCTGCTCAGGCTTCAACAGGCGCATTGGTCGGCCAAGCAACTGCGTAAGAAGAGTCAGGGACATGATTTTTCTCAGGATGACAGACGTGTCCCAATATGGGATGTTGACGCCAGTCGTCAGGCAACCTATTTGCAGCGTGTATTTTTTACGCCCGGTGGCCGCATCTTTCAGTGCTTTCCGTCTGGCTTTCTGCCCCATATCCTCGGTAACAATGGAATAACTTCCTTCTGGTAAGTATTTTGCAGCCTCCTTGCAATGTTTTTTACCGGCGCAGGTAATGAGTACACCGAGCCTGTCGCGCGTAAGCTCCATGACTTTGAGCATTATTTTTTGCGTCAATGTACCTTGCTTGAGGATTTCTTCCTGCATCTCTTTTAGCTGGCTATCAGTGAAGTCCTGCACTCCGTCAACGTCACTACTGGCAAAATCATGCAGATCGTATTGCAAGTCCTCGATATCCTGCCCACCAAATATGGTAGGAACAAGAAACCCAAGATCGACAAGGTATTTCGTGCTGATGTTGACGATTTCGTGTTTCCAGTAAGCCCCCTTGATCGACTCAACGCCGCGAAATGGGCTGCCGGTGTAGCCAATGACAATCACCTCATGCCCATATTTTGCTTTGCAGCGCCGGTTAAGTTCATTCATGATGACGCCGTACTGCGTCTCTGGCTGCTCTGATATTATGTCCTGCCAGTTAACCTGATGGCATTCATCAACCAGTATGTAGCGCGGGGAAAAGTCTGATAACAGTGATTTCGTCACGGTTCCATCATCGGCTGTCTTATCAAAAAGGCCATTTATTATTGTGCCCTCTGTTCCCGCGATAAGCGGGTAGGCATAAGCCTTACGCCCAAGTGAAGCGCTAAACACAGAGTTTTTTACGCTCAGATTCCAGAGTTCCTCTGCATCCTGCTCAATAATTTCGCCTTGGCGCGCGATGACAAGACCCTCCCATCCCATATCCTGGAAACGACGGGCAATCATGGCTATCATGATGGTCTTACCGGCGCCAACTGAAGCGGTAACATAACTTGGCTTTGGCTGCTTACCAAACTTGCGGATAACCTCTGCTGTCTTTTCATATACCAGCCACTGATAGGGGCGCGGTTCAATTTCCCCGGTATGGATGCTGGACCGCAGCTTATCCATATCCAGCTCAGCAATCATTGCATCAATTTTTTGCACTTCATCCACCTTTGTGTTGCTCAATCTACGTCACAATAGTAGACTGAATCTACGGCAATAATCAAGGTTAAATTATGCGATACGACTGGAAGGATATAGAGCCTTTAATGGTAGGTAACTGGCAGGCGGCCATCATGTCGATAGTCAATGTCGACGTGAGAATTTTCAATGGTAAACATCAGCCATGCCCAAGTTGCGCTGGAAAGGACAGGTTTAGATTCGATGACCACTTAGACTACAAAGGCGACGGCGGCGCCATCTGCAACCAGTGCGGAAACGGCAGCGGCATCACCTGGCTAATGAAGCTGTCAGGAATGACGTTTCCAGAGTCAATGGAGGCACTGGCCGGATTTCTGAACATGCACCCACGCGAAAAACTTGAGGCGATTAGAAAGCAACTTCCGAAGGTCAACCATGCTTCTGACTACCTGACAGAGGCAGAAGTGGAGGCCATCATGGAAAAAGCAGGAGGCGACACCATAACCGGTAAAACCGGTGAACTGGTGGCGATACCGCTCTATATTGCTGGAACTATGACACCATGCAATGTGGCTTTTCTGGCTGATGATGAAAGCGTGTCATTTCGCGCGGGTTTCAGCCATGAGTACACTCGCGGAAGACTTACGCGCGGCGCAGTGACACCGATTGGCAATAATTCGGAGTGGACATACCTGGTTGCGGATTACTTCGATGCCTGGCGAGCACACCGGCTTACCGGCGCACATGTCTGGTGTTGCTGGTCGCCGGAGAACATGTGGGAAGTTGTGCGCAATGTGAGCGATGAACAGCGAACTAAACTGCGCTGCATCATTAATAATGATTTCGATGAGGTATGCGCCGCCGAGAATGCCGGCCTGCCAATACTGATTACTGATGACGGGCGGGATATTCGTTACAGTGGCGCCATCAGAAAAAGGCTGTACAAACCAGAAGAGCTATTTGAAGCACTAAAAAAATAAACCCTCCATCAGGAGGGTTTTTTGTTCAATATAAATCTTCGCTGAACAACTCATTATCAGGCCATGTCTTTATTCGAGCAATATTTAGTTGTCCCGCATTTCTTGCTACCTCAAGCGCCTCTTTCCTGTCCATAAACACACCGAATTGGTCAATGAACCCTTGCACTTCAGATTCTCGCTTTATGAAATCCTTATGTGGCTCCATATTCTGACGCATTACCGGGCAGAAATGTCTAACACCTATAAAAACCATATCAATCCCGCCGTATCCGCAATCATATTTATTTGCTGCACATACAACTCTTCTTTGTAATCTATTCATCATTTAAGCCTTGGATTCAGGTAAACAGTATTATTGAGGAATACGCAATATCCATCTTCTTCAAGAGACGGCAAAACGTTTGACTTGAGTCTGTCGTAAATATGCGGTATGCCCTTGAATGGCCTAACGTTTTTTAGTGAATCATAAAGCCATTTCACCGTGACATTTGTCTTTCCTTTTTGCGCAGCTGTACGCAATTTTTCAGCAACAACATCAATTTCAGATTTCTCGCCAGCGTATCCATTTGACTCAACGGCATCGGTAAATGTTTTTGTTAGTGCATCATAAACGCTTATGGCGCGGCTTATATGCTCCTCACCAATAATTTTTGAGCGACGACCGCCATCGCACCAGTTTTCAGCGGCATGGAATATTGCCGAAAGCCTGATTATCTGTTTGTCAGCCTTACCCATGGCGCCACGAAGCAAAACGTGATCCCATTTGCCACCAGGCAGAAAATTCTTTTCCCACTGGTTTCGCAAAAGTCCAATCATACGTTGAGATTCTTTAGCGAGAGAGAAAACAACCTTCTCAGAAACCACAAGGTTATGCACAAATCTGGCATATTCTGCCTTTAGTTCTTTAGGCATTGGCTTACTTACCGGGCAATCATTTTCCACATCCCAATGCTCACGATAACCCAGCATTGACTGCTCACGAAGCATCAGGAATCGCTCTGACAATCCATTACCTCTGTCACCAGCAGACAGAATGGCGTCAATACTTTCATCCTGCGCAATGACGCTGATATTACCAAGCACATAGCCAGATGAAACACCGCGACCAACGCGAGCTGAGCCAACAAAACCGCCATCCCAGCCTTTCAGGATGACCTCGGCGTTAGACTTTCCACCATCTTTGCCATACGAAAGGCCAAGACATGTATTTAAAACGCTTGCTTCATCACTTATCAGGTTGAAAAATCCACCTTCATGAATTGCCTGGTGCTGCACAGCTTCTGGTGTTGCGTCGGTTAACGGGTAGGTGATGGTGTAAAGGCTTTCCAGTTTCTCCTTCTCTTTCGCAATATCATCTCCAATGATGGCCTTCGCGTTCTGATTCGTCGCCTCCTTGTAAGCCTTCATCAGGTCTTCAATGCGAATGTTTATCTTTACAATTTCCTTCTCCATCTTTTTTGACAGGTTGTCATACTCAATTTTTATCGGGTTCATGTGCATTGAGTTGATAGCTGTCTTGCCAGCAGATGGAGGCTGCGACGTCACCACGTACAAGGAAACAGGCAATTCAGAACCGTAGTATTCAACGCTAAAATTTCGCGTCATGGCACTGGCTACGCATCCCAGCAGGTGCATGAATGATGTGCTAACGGGGAATTGCACAGCCCTTGCTGCTGCAACTGAGTAGCGGGTTATCAGGTCTTTCCTGTTGTCGCTGGTAAGTTCTATCTCCGAGTATGTTACATCCTTCTCCTGACCCTCCTTGATTTCCGGCCACATGTTATGGCTTGGTGTCATGCCATGATGAATGGCTACGCGCGCAGCAGAGGTGTGCGCTTCTCTTGCCTGATTGAATATGTCCTGAGCTGTAATCATCACTGAACCCTTAAAATAGTAATTTCAGAATTATCTCTGTTGTACTTTGTCCAGTAAATTCGAGTGCTGTTTTTTGAAATCTTCGAAAGGCACATTCTGAATAAAGCAGCCTCAATACCAATAGTTGAAAGGTTTACAACCTTACACTCATCAACCTTCATGGTTGACACAGCATCCCTCACGGTGTTCATTTTTGATTTTTTCTTTAACACGATACCTCCTTCCAGCCTCATTGGTTGCCATGATTATATAAAAATATAGCAGAGATAGCAATGCTACGTTTTTGCTGGCTACAGGGTTAGCTGGGGAAGCCGTGGGGCGCACCACCTTCCCCACGCATTAACTATCTAAGTATATGTAATATAACAATAATATTATTATTAGGGTTAAAGGGGAATATTATTATTCATATTATAGATAGTAATTTAACATTAAATTAAAATATGGATTATTGGGGATGTTTATAAGTGGATGCTGGTCAAATCTAACCCTTTTAACCCTTTTCAAAAAAAACCAATAAAAACAAAGGAAATGTGTAAAAAATATGGGGAAGACGACCTTCCCCAAGGCCTGCCCCACGAGCAAAAAACTACCCCAATCGGATTTATTTTCACCACCATATTGACGTAGATTGAGCGCCATCGTATAGTTACCACACCAACAACAAAGAGGTGATGAAGAATGAAAAAAAGGACAAATTGTTACAGCAACAGAAGTAAAACTTGGCTCAGGCGGCTATCTGACAGAGGGTAAGTCTTATGAGATTGTTTCTGCTATTGGTGATGAATGCCAGTACGGAAAAATAAAAACAGAATTTGGATTCGAAATCGTAAATGATATGGGTACGAAAAGCTTCTGCCTGTAACCAGAATGCCTTCACGCTAAATGGAGTATCTCAGAATGACCAAAGCAATCTACACACGCACACAACTGGAGCCAGAAATGGGCGCAGTGAAAGCGCAAAACTTTATGATGGCGCAGGCAATGCATGCATACAGCAACGGTAAGCGCGTCTGTCGCGTTTTTATAGGCGAAGGCAAGCAGAGAGTGCTTGAGCAGGTTATCGTGTCATCTGGTGGAAACTAAACCGGTTTAGCAACGATGAATAAATTACTGGCAGTGGTTCTACTGGTTATCGCTAACGCGGCAAGCGCTGAGACTATATGGGTCACGAAGTATGCATTGACCCGTGGCATTCAGAAGTACGAAAGCGCACAGCTATTCGCAGATGGTCAGGTGGCTGTGGTTGGCGATGTTTACTTTAAACGTGGTGAGTACTGGCTTGATGAGCAGCAGGCAAAAGAGCATGCAGAAACTTTGCGGCAACGCCGTGTATCTGCGCTGATGCGTGAGCTTGAGCGTTTACAGGCGGTTAAGTGAGGATTTATGGATATCGAAATTAACGAAGTTCAGGAAATTATTAAAAACCTTGAGAGTGGCGGTGGACTCTCAATCAAAGAGGAAAAATACCTCAAGGTTGCAAAACTGTGCGTGCAGCTGGCGTCGGAGAATGTGGCGCTGAAGTCAAAGGGTAAGGAATTGCTCGGCGAAGCGTGCGCAGTTTACTCGAAGCTCAATAAACTGATTGATCCATCAATCGGTGATTTTGTTGACGGTCAGACGCTCCATGAATTCCAGTTTGTGCTCGACGTGGAAACCCCCGCCACCGACCGCATTGTAGCCGGGATTAAGGCTGATGGGGTGGAGGAGTTTGCTAAAAAGCTTGAATCACGTGGTAGGCACCATGACTACGTTAAAGTTGCCTACGCATTTGCCAAGCAGCTGCGCGAGGGGTCCAAATGAGCCACGCTATCGATGCACATCTCACTGACGAAGTGATCAACGCCGCATTCGGAAACACTAATTTCGGGCGAGACGACTTTCGCACCATTCTGGCGGAAACCGTTATGAAGCGAGCCGCCGGTTATCACTCTGGCTGGACGGCGACGAACATCTGCATGCGCCTTGGCCTGCTGAGCGAAAAGAACCAGAGCGCTACAAAGCTCGGTCTGACGTTCGCCTTTCACCACTACTACCGCCAGAGCGTCCGTGATGCGCTGATGCCAAAACAGGAGAAAGCAGCATGACAACTGATATCAACGAACTGGCGCAGCGTATGAAGGCGGCAGCAGAGAAAGCGACTCCGGGGCAGTGGGAGCGCGGAGATGGCAAGCATGGTGGCGAATTACTGGTGTATTGCGATGATGCGTTAGGCTCTGCTGTTTGCGAAGCAACCAGTGAATATAACGCAATCCCAAAATATCAGCGCATAGATAACCTGGATTTCATCGCCCTGGCTAACCCTGCCAACATCCTCGCGCTGGTAGAGGTGCTGGAGAAGGCGCAGGCCAAAGCAGATGTATATGACATGCTTAGGGATGACTACGGTTTGCGCGAAAAAGGCGTTGGACTTGCAGACTTCGTTGACTGGCAGGCTAAGCGCATCGCCGAGATGGAGTCCCTCACCGTCACCGTGAAGTTGCCAGACATCATGCCACCAGAAGCGGCACCGGCTCATTACTGGGGCTCCAGTGAGTCAATGGCTTATGCGGATGGATACAACAAATCGGCGGCGGATTTAAAGACCTCTTTCGCTCTGTCCTGCTCTTCTGCTGGCGTTAACGTGGAGTTTGAATAATGGTCATCTCACCAATAACGCTGAAGACGGCGCAGGCATTTATCGCCCAGCATCACAGACATAACAAACCGCCACGCGGACACAAATTCAGTATCGGGCTGAAAAACGCCGCGGGCGAACTGATTGGCGTTGCGACGGCTGGTCGCCCGGTTGCTCGCCACTTTGACGACGGCCTGACAATTGAGGTCAATCGCACCTGCACTACTGGTGAGCGTAACGCCAACAGCGCTCTGTACGGCGCGGTATGGCGAGCGGCTCGCGCAATGGGCTATCACCGCTGCATCACATACACCCAGGCTGACGAATCCGGTGCATCGCTGCGCGCTGCTGGTTTCGTCCGCGTCAAAGAGTTGCCAGCCAGGCCCGGTTGGGCGGCGTCAAGCGTGGCATTGAAAGACAAGCGTGACCCGGTTGGTAATGGCGGAGTTCCCAGGGTGCTCTGGGAAATTCGTCGCGCCGCTGGCATCAAGGTGGAGGCTGAGTGATGACGGAGCGTTGGAAAATTTATCTCACTATTGCATTCATCGGCTTGGGAGCTACGCCGATAAGCATGGTAGCGGCAAAGATTGACGTGCCTGTTTGGGCGCTTATTTACGGGCACTGCGGCGCGACTATAGCAGGATTTATTTGCGCAGAACTTGGAAGGGGAGCCAGACAATGACCAGCAAATTTAGCATCTACAACAGAGAACTGCTTCAGAGAATCAGTAGCGGCGAGGCTGTTGTGGGAATTGATTTTGGTAATCTAATCGTCAGGGAGTTGGCTGCATTCAGGCTGGCCGCAATGGACAGCGAGTCTGGGTATTTGCCTCTCGACTACCTGCAGGGACACAAAGACGGTCTGGAATGGGCCACCCAACTGGCAGAAGCCAATCACCCTGAGACCGGGGACTGGCTTTACGATGACCCTATCGAACTGGCAAAAGCTATTCGCAAAGGCCCAGATATGCCGCCAGTGCAGCCGGTAGCGGACAGCGAGCCGGTGGCCTACATCTTTAAGCATCCGGCAGGAAGGCTGTTCTGGGCGCTGACGGATGAAAGTAACAAGGGTCAGAATGATGTCATGCCAGTCTACGCCAGCCCGCAGCCAGCGCCGGTAGTGCCAGCCGTATCGGATGATATGGGTGAAATCCGCGTCGGTCGCCTCCCTACAATGAATCAGGATGATTACCCTGGCCTGGGCGATTGGTGGGTTCAACTTCGCATTGGCGAGGATTCTGACGAAGTATTGGCGCGTGTGTATGGTGCTACGCCACAAGAGGCGAACAACCGGGCTGAAGCATTAGCCTGCCGCGCCGCCATGCTCAACGGAGTTAAGCCATGAAACCCTACATCATCCGAAGGCTTATTGCCGTAGCCTGCATTGCATTCTGGATTTCTGTTGCGTTGGCCGCCTACTTTATCGTGAGGTGATTTATGCTGTGGAGCGACATTCAGGCAGCGTGCGAAGAAGCTGACTTTCTGTATGAGGAGACCGGGAAGCATCATGCCGTCATTCAGGTTGGCAGTATGATGCTGGTGGTTGAGCATAACAGCATGCTTCGGCATATGTACTCAACGACGAGGTATCAGTAATGCCGCAAAAATCAAAGCAGGAGGTGTGGCATGCTGCGCAGATTGAAGGAGTCGACCACTTCATAGCAGCAATCGCCAAGGTTTTTCCTGGTGCGATTGAGGTGGTTCACGTTAAAAGCAATAACTGTAATGTTTGGTGTTATGCGAAAACTGATGTACAATCATCTCATCAATCATCACCCACCACCCTTTAACCCGCTTCGGCGGGTTCTTTTTTTATCTACGCCATGTGTTAATATATCTGTATTCGGTTTACGAAAAGACGAAAACGACATGGCAAATCCAAATCCGATTATGAAGTTTTCTGCTGAATACCAGCCAGCAGGAAGAGGCTTAAGCTACAGGAACAGGTTAATAGAAGCATTAAAGCGCTGCGGGATGGGTGAAGAGGAGTTTCTTGACGCATTCATTCGCACGTCAATCAGAATGGTGGAGGAAAATCCAACTCAGGGCGTGCAAATGCTGAAAGAAATATTTCTTCGCATTAGCCCCATGCAGAAGACAATGGCCCCTCCTGTTGAGTTCAAGTATCAGAAGGGTGCAACACCAGTGCAGCAGATTGAAGATGTCATTCAGTCAGTCTCGCTTGGTGAGCTTCCCATTGATGTTGCGTCTCAGGTTGTATCAATGATTAAGGTTGGCCTCGACGTCAAAGAGCTTACTGAGCTTGCCGAGAGGCTGGAGCGACTTGAAAAGATGATGGAGAGCGCGAATGGCTCGTAAGCGCCTCTCTGCACTGGCAATCGAAAAGCTGGAGGCGCAGGTGGATGATGCGATGACCGATGTTGCGGAGTCGGCCATCTTCGGCATCTGCGATATGCAGAAGAATGTCATCAAGCGCCTCAGAATGACCGCTAACGGCGTTGAAGATGTCACCCATGCAACCACGCAGGCCGACCATTTAATCCCCGCAAAACTCGAAAGGCTGCTTTATCCGAAGCGTAATAAGGTCGTCTTTGGCGGTCGTGCATCAACAAAGACCCGTACCGTGGCAACCATACTCACCGAGTCCGCGCGATTCAGGCCGGAGCGTATTGGCTGCTTCCGTGAAATTCAGCAGTCTATCGAGGACTCCAGCTATCAGGAGCTGGTGGATGAAATCGACCGTAAAGGCGAATCATCAGAATATCGCTGTATCGATGGCAAGATAACCCACAAACGAACGAAATCAAAATTCAGGTTCCGTGGCCTTTATCGCAACATCACTGGCGTCAAGGGTTTTGCCGGCATATCGAAAGCGTGGGTGGAGGAGGCAGAAAACGTCAGCCAGGCATCGTGGGACATCCTTGAGCCTACCATCCGCGCAGAAGGTTCTGAGATATGGGTGACATTCAACCCCAACAAAGAAACCGATGCCACGTGGACTCAGTGGGTGGCGCCCTATTACGATAAGATGGTTGATGGTATCTATGAGGACGATGACACATTAATCATTGAGTGTAATTACCGCGATAACCCGTGGTTTTATGACACCCCGCTCCCGGCGTCCATGGAGAAAATGAAGGCAGTCGACTTCGACCGCTATCTCTGGATTTGGGAAGGAAAGTTTAATAAACGCAGTGATGAGCAGGTCTTCGGCGGGAAATGGCGTACTGCATCGTTTGAGGTTAAGCCTGAATGGCATGGCCCGTATCACGGCATGGACTTCGGTTTCTCTGGCGACCCTGCCGCAATGGTTGAGGTTTGGGTGGAAAACCTGCCCGGCGACCGGCGCAACGTTTATATTAATCGTGAGTATGGCAAGGTTCATCTTGAGATTACCGATCACCCGGCAGCAATGGACCAGGCATTTCCGATGGCGCGCAAGGCTCGCTGGTATGCTGACTCATCAAGGCCGGAAACCATCAGCCACATTAAGAGAGCTGGGTTCGATATTCACCCGTGCAACAAATGGCCCGGCAGCGTTGAGGATGGCGTGACATGGCTCAGGGGTTGCGACAACATCATCATTCACGACCGCTGCACGGAAATGAAAAACGAGGCTGCGATGTACAGCCATAAGGTCGACAAGAACACAGGCCTTGTGCTCACTGAAATAGTTGATAAATACAACCACTATTGGGATGCTGTGCGCTATGCACTGAATGACTATATTGTACAGCGTGGCTCTGGTTGGATTAGAAGAAGCAGGAGATAAGAAAAAGCCCCGTTGCCGGGGCTCAATTTGTCTTTATGCCGCGACTGGGCGAATGGTATACCCATATCCAAGATAAGCATTTCTCTCCTGAAAAGATGAGGCGCGCAGACGGGCAGCAGCCTCACCCTTAACGGTTGCAACAACGTAGTCTGTGGAGTCTGGGCCATTCTCTACAACCTCGAAAGCTGGTACGTTTTTAGTGGTCAGGTCGTATGTGTTCATTTTTTTATCCTCATTCATTCGCGGAACCATTGCCGCCTCAATGACTACAATCTACGTCAACCATGAACCCACGTCAACATTTATAATAAATTATTTGTAAAGCCAACAATGAATCCCCGCGTTGCGCATGGCGGCATAAATCACGTCATCAGACACGACCGCCATTGCCACCCTTTCTGCGTCAATCTGCTGGTGCGAAGCCATAATGTCATCATAGAAAACATCGTTAGCATGCAGCCACTCATACGCATGCTTTGCCCTCATGATAAGCACATCATGCCCGGCAGAGTAGAGTGACTTAGCCAGCGCAACGTTGCCAGAAATAGCATTTCCTTCTGCATCACGCAGCACCCCATCAAGCTCGAAAATGACACATTTCATAAGATTTCTCCGAGAGGTTTCATTTTAATCTACGCCATGCTAGAATCTACGTCAAGGCGCATTGACATAACTACATCACCGGGGCATCATGAAGGCATACTCATCTTTTTCGTGGGAGCAGAAGGAAAAAATATACTCACTCGCAAGGGCTGGTGTGTCTGATGAGGTACTGTGCGAAAGGTACGATGTGGATGAGGCCATTCTTCTGCGCATGTATGATGAAGTGCTGTGTGAGTTACAGCGGCGCCGTGGTTATAGTGGCCTAAAGACGATTAATGATTTCTTCCGGAATGTTGAGTTAAATAACGATGAGGGTGGCGATTTATGATTATTGAAGGTGAATATTTTCACGATGTTAAGTTGTTTCTAAGCGACAGCGGAGCGCTGCATTGTTCGCAGCAAAATGATGGGACCGGAAGAGATGACAAGTTAATCATCGACAAACACCAGGCCGCGCAGCTTATCGGAGTCCTGCAACGCTGGGTTAATGGCGAGGAGATTGAGTGATGAGCATTTACTTTATTCATGCGGAAGCCATTCTCAGAAATGGCTGTGTTGCCGAGAAGGTCGGGAAAGTGGTAACTGCTACTAATGCGGTTGCTGCGCTTACTCAGTTTTGGTCAGATGATAGCGTGGCAGCGTTAACCGACCAAGGCATCAAAGTCGTAATCGACAAATTCGAAAAGGTGGAGTGATGAAAGCTGTCAAAACAATCCTGTTCTGCATCATCAACCCGCACCTGATTGTGATGCTGGTATTCGATGCCATGCTTCTTGGAGCAAGGAAGTCACTTTATTATCTTTCCGACAAGCTGAATGATGCTGCACGTTACATTCAGAATGTTGATCATAAACTCGGCGCGAAGTCATATCCCGCATGGTTCAGATCGCTTGTTGATGATGAGGTGAAGTGATGTCGTATTTCTTCCTGATATTCGTAATCACAAGCAATACGTCCAATATGCAGGTGGTGCCGATGCAAAGCATGGAGCAGTGCCGGGCGGCCGTTACGGCAATGAAAATCGCCGAGGAAAAGCGGACGTGGCATGATGTAAGTCCAGATGTTGACAGTTTACAATGCGTAGAGGTGAAGTGATGACAAGAAAACAGATTCATGATGTGGCGGTTGGTTGCAGGAAGTGGATTGAGGAGATATGGTTTAAGCCTGGATTCAGTGGAAAGCGCTATAAATTGTACGCCAAATGTCGCGGTTTGGTTCTTGGGGATAGAATAGAGCTTGCTATATTCCATAACAATGACCAGGCTCTTCAAGAGAGAGCCTTTGGTGACTGATACCATGCTATAATCCCATCCATGCGATGGGATTTTTTATGGTGACGAAATGTCAAAGTTAGAGGCGGTAAACGCCTATATTCAGCAGCGAGTGGCGAACAATAACAGGCTCATCGAGCGGCAGCGCCGGGAGTTTGGCGGGAAGAATGTCGACCACAAACACGATCGTCTTTGGGTCGAATGTGGCTATCCTGAAGAAATCACCGCCGAGATGTTCCGCTATGCCTACGAGCGCTATGCACCGGCAACAGCTGGCGTCAACCGCGTACTCGATAAGTGCTGGCAGACTCCGCCGCAAATCCTTCAGGAAGGTGCCGATGATAAGGCCAGCACCCCGTGGGAGAAAGCCGCCAACAAGCTGTTTAAGCGCGCTGCGCCATTCATCAAGGATGCTGACCGCCGCAACCTCATCAACCGCTACTCCGGCCTTATCCTGCAAATCCGAGACGGAAAGCAGTGGAATGAGCCGGTAGACACCACGAAAACAAAACGCATCAAGGATGCTGCCATTGTCCGCTACATTCCGGCATGGGAAGAACAGCTTCGTGTTAGTGAGTGGGAAAATGACGAATCCAGCGAAGACTATGGTCAGCCGAAGATGTACGAATATCAGGAGTCGGTAGTTGGCGCCTGCAACAGCGACGGTAAGCCAACGCGCTCCCTGAGCATTCATCCAGATCGCATTATCGTATTTGCCGAGGGTGCGATGGATGGCTCCATTTACTCTGGCGTCCCGCTTCTGCGAGCTGGTTACAATCACCTCATCGACATGGCGAAAGTCACCGGCTCAAGCGCCGAGGGCTTCCTGAAGAATGCGAGCCGACAGCTCAACGTTAATTATAATAAAGACAGCGTTTCCGCTCAGTCTCTGGCGCAGCAAATGGGTGTACCACTGGAAGAACTGGCAGATGTGCTCAATGAGGATGTGGCGCGCCTGAATGAGGCAATCGACGCCGCCATGTTTACAATGGGCGCTGATGTCAAGGTGCTCTCAGTGACGCCAGCCGACCCAAGCCCGACATGGACTATTGCAGCTAACCAGTTTGCAGCATCCATTAAGAAGCCATTCACCATCCTGTTTGGTCAGCAGACTGGCCGCCTTGCATCCGATGAGGATAAAACCGACGACGCCATGAGTGCCAAACAGCGTCGTGAGGACTGGCTGGACTACATCATTTCGGTGTTCATCGACCGGATGATTTCCTTTGGCATTCTGGATAAGGCGCCAGAGAGCGGCTATTACTGCAAATGGGACGACCTGCTTGCACCTTCCGAGCTGAACAAGGCCGAGCTGCTGGTTAAGCTGGCCACTGCAAACAAATCCGTATTCGACGCAGGTCAGATGGCCCTGATGACCGCAGATGAGATGCGCGGCATTGTTGGCATGGAGCCTCTGAAAGAGCGGCTTCCTGACGGATTGCAGGAAGGTCAGCAGCAAGACCAGACAGACGACCAACAGCAGGACCAGACCGATGCACCTCCTCAAAATTAATGCCCGGCTTCCGCAGCCAAAATTAAGTATGAGCCTGACAGACCCACTCGGCGCAGTGGGTCGCGTCAGTAAGATGGTGCGCGATGTTGACGCCAGATATGTGACGCTAAAATCGAAGGTTGCCGATCTGTTCCGCACGATTCCTGTGGCGACCGGCAATGCGGAGGGTGGAAATTATTATTATGATTTCTCTGCATACCGTGCATCGACATTCTTTGATGAGCTTCAGCGCATTCTTGATGGTCAGCTGCTGGAAGGTGATGATTTCACGCATGGAAGGTTGTGGGCATCATCCTATGTCAGCGACGCCATGTATGCTGGTACGCAGAAAGCTAACTCAGACCTTGGCGACCTGTCGTCGGCATACAAAGACAGCAGGCCGCTTGCTGAAATCCTGTACTCTCAGCCGTATCTCGACCGGCTTCAGCTTGCGTACACGCGCACATATAACGATTGGGGTGGCCTCTCTGATTACACGCGGCAACAGGTGGCGGAAGTCATCACTGCTGGCATTGCAAATGGCGACGCCCCGGGAGTGGTTGAGCAAAACATCGTTAACCGCATGGACGTATCAAGGAGCTATGCGCGATCAATTGCTCAGACTGAAATCACCAACACACTGCGTGAAGCTAACAGGCGCGAAGTGAAAGAGGCACAAGTCACGCTGGGTATGGATACCATCATGCTCTGGCAGTCGGCGCTGATGAAGACCACCCGCGCCACTCATGCCGCGCGTCATGGGAAGTATTACACCCCGGAAGAGATTGATGAGTTCTACAGCGAAGGCGCAAACCGCAGGAATTGTCACTGCGCTCAGATACCCGCATTGGTAATGGATGGCAAGCCTGTGATACTTGAGAAGACGCAGGAAAGGCTCGATAAGCAGCGTGAGGCATGGCAGGATACACACAAGAAAGCCGCCTGATGGCGGCTTCTGTCAAATATTAGTTTTTTTTGTTGTTTTCCAGCGGAAACTTCTTATCAACAAAGTCAGTCATCTTAATCCTGAATCGTCTTACATGGCAGCTCCAGTCATCAGCTTTATTCAGCGTTACCTCGATAACCAAAACAATGAAAAACAGTGGCGCCATAACAATTCTTCCGGCGAGGCTTTTCTTGCTCACTCTATACTTATCAATCCTCCAGCTTCATGCCCGGAACTTTCCCAGCAGCAACGAGGTCGTAAATTTCCTCAGCGGCAGCCTGGCACCATCCTGTTAACATAATTGCTTTCACTGCCTCTTCGCGCTTCCGATCTGCTTCGGTGCGGAGTGGGCGGAATGTGACGTCGCACGCGCCGTAAGCGGATTCAGATTCTTCCCCGTCGAATATTTCCAACATCAGTACAGTGTGTTTTGATATGTAACAAACTTTACCTATTCTCCATCTGTCATTCTGCCATTTATATTCACACTCAACTCCAACCGGCGGCAATCCTTCGCCATTCCAGACCGGCGCAGCATCCTGACCGATGCACTCATTAAGGTCGGTTTCGTCATCCGCTTTGGCCTGCTCTGCTTCCTGCGGCTTGTGCAGGCGGTAGGCGATGATATCTGCGCCAGCATCATAACTTAGCCAAAATGGTAATGTCGCGCGAGATTCAACTAAAGCAGCAAGTCCTTCAAATGTATTGCCATTACGCAAGCGCACATCAACCAGTACACCTTCCTCCACCGGACACTCACCACCACCCCAATCAATCCAGCCGTCATTTTTGGCAGCCAGCGCGGCTTCGTACTGTTCGCGGGTGATGATAGCAGTGGTGTAATCACTGGCTAAGGTGTCAACCTCGAAACCACCGGTGCGTGACGAGTCGAGAAACCAAAAGCCATCTTCGTCACATTTAGCAATAGATGGATGGCAGGATGCCGGCTCAACTTTCAAGTCGCCATCTTGGGTAATGCAATTTGCACGTTTAGGCCAGCCACCACGCTTCGGCAGTTCTTCAACCAAAACATCAATCAGCTTCATTTCTTCTCTCCGTTATAAATGCTTTTCAGTTCACCCATCACATTCAGCCATGCTGCATGCTCATCCATGCCGCGCATCACCAGCTTAACGTAGCGGTTGCGGGCCTTAAACATCAGGCGATGGCACATTACAAGTCACCCATGCTTGATACGCAAAGCGCAATTGTGATTGCCTTGATTTCTTTTGGTGTCTTGTTCGGCATTGAGTAGGTCATCTTCACTGTTGCACCAAGCACCTTGTTGGCGTCCACTCCGTACTCAGGGCTTTGTGCTACCGCCATTGCCACGCTCTGAGGTACGCCGGAATCACGAGCGTCGGCCGCGGCGAATCCAACATCACCAACTTTGTTACACACTTCACCAGCTGATGCGCCAAATGAAGCCATTGCGATAATTGCTGCTGCGATTAATTTTTTCATTTTTACTCTCCTGTGTTTGTGTATCTACATCATCGCTTACGATTCAATCTACGTCAAGTATTTTTATGATATAATGACACATGGGTTAGGAAGTTATCGGTTGAGTAAATCATTATGTCAAAAAAAATGTCAAACGAAGACTTTGTGGCATCCGCCAGGGCAGCGCACGGGAGTAGATTCAAGTACGAAAAGTGTGTTTATGACGGTAAAAAGAACAAATTAATAATAATTTGTAGGATGCACGGGGCTTTCCTCACTCATCCAGATACCCACTTAAAGGGAAAGCATGGAGGATGTGATAAGTGCGCAAGGATTCAGCATGGAAGGAGATCATCAGAGAGGTGCAGGAGCAAGGTGAGAGACCTTGATATTTCCGATATCGTTAAATATGAACCTGAAACTGGTGATTTTATTTGGGTTAAGAACACAACAATTCGAGAATCAATAGGAAGGTTGGTAGCAAAACCAAGAATGGTTATCTTGAATGTCAGATTCAGGGTGAGAGGTACTTACTACATAGACTGGCGTGGTTTATGCACTATGGAGCATGGCCAACAGGTGAGATAGATCACATTAACTGCATCAAAACAGATAACAGAATTAAAAATCTTAGGCTTGCCACTTTTTGTGAAAATCAACAAAACAAAGGCCTTTCAGCAAGCAATAAGTCAGGCGTCAAAGGCGTCTGCTGGGACAAAAGGTTATCAAAATGGAAAGCCAGGGTCTACGCATCAAGGGTGTTGGTGGCAGAGAGGGTATTTGACGACCTGAATGAAGCCGCAGAGTGGATAAAAAATGTTAGAATGAGACACCACAAAGAATTTTCCCGGGAGGCTTAGGATGAAATTATCTCAAAATGGCATTGAACTAATTAAACAATTCGAGGGTTACAGCTCGAAGGCATACCCGGACCCAGCTACTGGCGGCGCACCGTGGACTATCGGTTACGGCACAACCCGTGGCGTTAAGCCAGGCATGGTTATCACCGCAGAGCAAGCGGAAAAGATGCTTCGTGACGACGTAGCGAAATTTGAAAGCGGCGTTTCGTCACTCATCACATCCCCAACAACTCAGGGCCAGTTTGATGCAATGGTGTCGCTGGCCTATAACATCGGGCTTGGTAACTTTGGCAAATCAACTCTGCTGAAAAAGCATAACGCCCGCTGCTACACCTGCGCCGCCGACCAGTTCCGGGTGTGGAATCGTGCTAATGGCAAGGTCATGAACGGACTCACCAAGCGCCGCGCAGCTGAACGTGAGGTATACATGTCATGAAGCGCCTCAGTAACTGGCTTATCGGTATCTGGATGGCAATATGCTCCGCCCTCCAGATGTTCCCGGACGTGGCGATGCAGGTCTGGATGATGATGCCTGATGACCTAAAGAGCGCATTACCGCCATTTACGGTTAAGGCAATCAGCTATTCAGTACTGGTCGTCTCCATGCTTGCGAAAATGCACGGCATGAAGAAAGAGAATAAGGCGCTGAAAAATGATTCTGCAAATCCTCAAGGATAACTGGAAGGTTGTTGCCGCTATCGTCGGCGTAGCGCTTCTCGCGCTGATTATCTATGGAAAGTGGGTCAATTACGGCAAGGAAAAATATAACTCTGGATATCTGGCCGCCGTAGAGGCGCAGAAGCTCAAAGACAAAGAGGCAAGCGAACAACATGAGCAAGACAAAAAGACCATCGAGCAGGAAGCGCAAGGCCGCATTGATGCCGCGCGTGCTGATGCTTCCGCTGCTGCTGTTAAGTCTGGCAGGTTGCAGCAACAGCTCACCACAATCAGAAAGCAGCTCGTCGATTATTCCCGCACTGAGTCCATTGGCAATCCAGCCGCCAGTACCGGAGTTTTGCTCTCCATCGTGCTCAGCAAATCTGTCGAAAGAAACAGACAACTGGCGGAATATGCTGACTCAGCAAGAGAAGCAGGGTTGACTTGTGAGGCGCAATATAACTCCCTACGCAATAAAAAAGCCCCGTAAAGGGGCTTTGTTTTAAATTAGTTCCACGGAGTTATGCATAAAGCTCCTCCATTTTGTAACCAAACATGATTGCATTCTGATGCTCAACACTACCAGCAAACGCCAGATAGCGGCGACCACGATTGCTGGTGATGATGTAGGCTACTGGTTCGGCAAACCTCGGGACATGATAATCTCGCCGGGCAGGCTCGTGTAGCTCTACCATGTCAATTTCAATGCGTGGCGTTGGATTTTTGATTAGCATTATTTACCAGCCTCCTCCGCTACCTTTTCTTTCATCGCCATCATGAAGATAACTGAAGCAGCGTAAAAACCACCAAGCCAGAAATAACCAAGCGCGACCATTGCTGCTATTTCGCAAAATGTCGTCACAACCTGGTATTTATGATGAATCCATAGCGGCTTTTTGTAGCGAGCAACGGATTTGTCAAGCAGGTCTTTGCTTGATAGTAAGCCAACTGATGCAATGATTGACGCAATCGACATGAACCAGAAAAAAGCCACAGCCATATTGTATGCATACACATTCTGCATAAACAGGCCGAAGTAAATCAGCGGCCACGTCAGGAAGATATCCCACGCGATGTTTCTCAGGAGTCTTTTCATCACTCATCGGCCTCATAATTATCATAAAAGAAGTCACTAACCGCCACGCCGCGCTCATATGCTGAATGCGCAACGCTATCCTCCGCAATATCGCAGAAATCAGGGTTATAACCGTTAATTTCCAGCATTGAAATGAGCTGCTCCTGCCACTCTGTCCATGTTGCATCTCTTTTGGTGCTTCCGAAATCCGCCATCACTTTACCTCCCCATTCAGTTTAATCCAGCCTTTGCCTGGTACACTTTTGATTTTGCCAGCCTTGCGTAGCGCCTGCAGGCGTCGGTCTAGCACTCGAAAACCCTCGCCTGTTTTTGTTGCAAAACCCTCACACATGGTAAATACATTGCTATTAAAATCAATGCGACCGCGTTCGTAGAAATGAATTTCACAGAATGGAGTCGGAGTATCATTATCAATCTTATCCAAAATTAGCTTATCCAACTCGGCATACTTGCTCATTTTGCATCCCCATTCAGTTCATTAACAATTAATGTTGCATAGCCAGCAATGTCTTTCCAGCTGTCGTCGTATGTCGGGTCGCCATTCAGGATTCGACCGATTTTATGCTGAATCATGTCGAGAGCTTCCTTCTGACTTGCCGTCAGGTTGTTCCAGCCGTCAACGTCACGCATGGTGTCTTTCAGTGACTGCATGATATCCGCGCCGTCTTTGAATTTGCCATAACGGCTTCCGCGCTCGGTGGTGAGGGTTTCTGTTTCATCTCCACCGCAAAGGGTGGCATAATGCTCCTTGCCATCCATTATCAGTTCTCCGCACTTGATGCGCCCATGCTCGCCAATGGCATTAACTTCACTTCCTTTGTGGCATTCGTATTTCATCACTCACCTCTCAACGTGACCTTGTTTTTCTCATCCACGCTGAAGTGTTCGCGCACAAACGCATACATTTCTTCAGCGCTCCATTCCCGCATTGCTACATAGCAGTGCGCGTAATATCTGACATCTCGCAGGCTTAACGGCTGGCGCTTAGCGATAATCTCAGTCAGTGCTTCCAGTGGTTCTTTGCGTTGTCTCGCCATTGTCGCTCTCCTGTGAAATCATCTTGACGAATCTACGTCAATTAGTCAATACTCTGTGTTGTAGATTGTACCATAATGATAAAAGGTGGTGTGGAATGAAGAAGTGGCAGGAGGTGACAGAGGTTCATAAGCGCGATTGCCGGGAGACTCTGCAAATGCTTAATGTGCCTGAGTCAATCATTAAATCTATCGAGCAGCGCATTGATCTGGCTGCTATGGAGGCCGCCCATGAAGCCGAGGAAGCGCAAATGTTGTCATGGATGGACAGAACTCTACCGGGCGTTTTACATCGTGGTAAGACTACCAATTGAAGATGATGACGGGTATCTGCACAACCATAGTCAGGTGCTCAAATATTATGGCGTTCACTATAAAGTGCTGATGGAGAGAAAAAATGACTACTGATCAGGTGTACGAAAAAGAATTGCTGAACAAGCTGGAAGAACTTGACCGTACTCGCGCTTGGGTTGAAAGCGAATTGCGCGAGGTTCGCAACCGCATGCAGCGGCAGGTTAACCGAGAAATTATCGAATGGCGAGAAGGGCGCCCGCATTTCAGCAATATTGGTGAATGGGTGGCGAAATGAAACCAATGATGAATGGTGACGGGCTGCTTGAGTGTCCGTTTTGCGGTAGCAACGAAGCATACGCGGATAGCAGTGATATTGGGTACTACGTCGCTTGCCCTCAGTGCAGTTGCGGAACTGATGGATGGTTTAAACCATCATTGGCCATGAAGTCATGGAATACCAGACGTGGCCATCTCTATACTGCTGACGACTACAAACAGGATGCAATGGAGCGCGCAAATGGACTTTAAGACCCAGCTCATCAGCATTATCGAACGGCACCCCGGCGCGACTAATGCAATGCTTCGCAAGCAGACCGGCGTCAATGACCGAGTCAGAATAAATCTCTGCCTGGTAGAGATGGAAAAAATGGGGTTTATTGTCAAAGAGGAAGGGATAAGCCATGGCAGGCGCTGCTTTAAGTATTTCCTCAATCCCGATAATACTGCGCTTGATTTGGCTATTCAGCAACATCTTGAGGCGCACCCGGGCAGCAAAAGCAAACAGATATCATCAGCCATTGGGGTGAGTTACACCACCATCAAAGCACGCATGCGCTACCTAGCAAGCATTGGTCAGGTTGACCGTGAAATGCTTCCCGGCGGCGCATGGAAATATTACTGGCAGGAGGTTATCCCGTTTGGCATGAGCCGTGACAGGATGATGTTTGAAAGGCTGCTTGCCGGGGCGCGCCAGTCATGTGGGCGGTAAAGCATAAATCAGGAACCGTGCTGTTTGTCACCAATTGTGAACGCACGGCCAATAATCGCAGAGAGATGGGGTGGATAGTGGAACAAAGAAAATGCAGAGTAACAATTGAGTGGCTAAACGGAAAGAAAAGCACCTTCTTCGCTGATGGATGCGCGGAGATGGATAACAGCATCATGCTGTCAGTTAATGGCACTGATTTGCATATCCCATGGCAAAACATGGTTGATGGCGAGATTAAATATTTTGATGAGGAGGAGAAATGACGAGTAGAGAGCAGTTTGAATCATGGCTCGAAGATGTCCACGGATTATACGGGGAAGATGTCGAGTGGCAGCCGGAGCGCAATTGCTACGCTAAATTTGGCATTCATCTTGCCTGGTGTGCATGGCAAGGGTCAAGAGGGTTAATCACAGTAGACTTGAGCAAAATGCATCTATTGTTATGTGATCAGAATGATGTTGTATCTGAATTAACTAAACATGGATTAAAGGTGAAAGTATGAAACTACAACTTAACGAAATCATGGAAGCAACAATTAGCGAGCTGGATGACATTGACATGACGCTTGCCTTTGAGATTGAGGCTATCGAGCGCCAGCTTGCTGGCAATCAGAATGGAAATAAGGTATGGAGAGAGAAGGCCATGAAGGCGAAGGGGCATATGCAGCGCACCCGTGCGCTGGTTCGCACTCGACTTGATAAGCTCTACTACGGCGAAGAAAGAATGTTACACGGCGCCATTCTGGCTGAAATCCGCAAAACGATGCCTGTAGGGAAATTCATGGATGCCGTAAACCGCGCAAAAGTTAACTGCGGAATGTTAAATAAGAATAGTCCTCAATAAATTCTATTCCGTGGCTGTTACCTTGCATTCAGGAGGTAGCAGCCATGCCAATCATCCTGATATCATTCTTTGCTACTCTTTTCGCCTTTACCGCATCTCCGCTTTACCTTCTCGCGTCCGTTTCGTGGTGCATATTCATGGTGTGTTATAATCCGGGCATAAAGTAAGCGCGGAGAAAGGTCATGATTGTCAAAATTGGCGACAAGTGGGTCGTTAAATCTAAGGATGGCTCGCACCAGTTTGGCGAGTACGACACCGAAGAGGCGGCGAAAAAGCGCCTTGCTGAGGTGGAGGCATTCAAGCACATGAATAATAAATTACAGGTTAACATCCTGTATACCATCAACTCAGCAAGCAACATCAGTGAAAAAATCATTGATGGCGACCCGCATTATGTCATCAAGAATGTTGTGCCGGTTGTGGACGACATTGTCATGAATGGCGGCCTGTATCCTGGTGATGAGATTAAAAAGTCATTCCATGGTCTTGACGGGAAACCGGCGCCATATGACCACCCGAAGATTGATGGCAAATATGTGTCAGCCAACATGACGCGAGCCGCCAACCAGTTCAGTGTTGGCGCATGGATTGAGAACTCATCTCATGACGGCAGCAAGGCGCTGGTAGACCTTTATATTAATAAGGTGGTAGCTGAGCGCTCTGATAAAGGCAAGGAATTGCTGTCGAGAATTGATGGCCTCAAAGTTAACAGCGCTGATGCTGAACCTGTGCAAGTCTCCACGGGCCTGTTGCTCAACCGCGAGCAGGCATCAGGAACCTCCAAGGGTAAAAAATATTCCTGGATTGCCCGGAATATGGAGTGGGATCACCTCGCCATTCTTCCGCCGGGGATTCCCGGTGCTGGTGGCCCTGCTGATGGTGTCGGTATCTTTGCTGCTAACGGCGAAGACATTGAGCGCGTTGTGGTTAATCTTGAGGAATCGGCAATGCCAGACGAAAGTGCAAACAAAATCAAATGGTGGCAGCGTGCCATCAACTACATCACCAGAAATAGCGACCTGTCATTTGATGAGATTGCCGATCAGATACGTAGAAAAATAAAAGAGGAGTTATCCCAGGATAGCTGGCCTTTTGTGTTTGCTGTTTATGATGATAAGTTTGGCGTTGAGATTGATGGCGTCAAGTATATGCAGTCCTACGTTATTATAAATGATGTGGTACAATTAGTCGGTGAACGGGTTAAGGCTGTTTATAAGACAGAGCTTGAACCGGTAAAAACAACTCAAGGGGAAATCTCAATGACTAACGAGGAATTACAGGCTGTATTAGCCGATGCCCTCAAACCGGTTCAGGAATCGTTGACCGCAGTCAACCAGAAACTGGCCGATGTGGAGGCGCAAAACAAAACCCTGCGCGACCAGCTGCAAGCCAATGCCGCACAGGAAGAAACCGCAATGCGCGCCGCCATTATGGCTGAGCTGAAGTTGCCGGAATCTGCTGTTAATGCGCTGACTGGCGAAGCACTGCGTGAAACCTATGCGCTCACCAGTAAAGCGGCTCCGATTTCCGGCGGGTTCCAGCCGAACCGTGCCGAAGAAGATTTTGATATGGAGGCACCTGAATAATGGCTACTATCCGTTATGGCACCATCATCGGCGGCCCGGCCCGCAAAAACGACCCGCAATTGCGCGAAGGGCTGATGAACGTCGCTCTGCAACCGGGAGCACTGGTCGACTTCAACTCCTCTGACAAAATCATCGCGCATGCGACTGCTGGCGGTCATGGTTTCCCTTACGTCCTGCAACACAACTATGTTGGTGGCGGTGACGTGAGCGAAGCTGTACCGGCGAATGCTACCGGCATGGCAGTACAGTGCGAATTTGGCGTAACGTATCACGCTCTGGTTGCGGCATCCTCCGCGCTGGTAAAAGGTACCCCGCTGGCAAGCAATGGCTCCGGCGCGTTAAAAGTTGCTGACACAGGTGATAAAATCCTGTTCTATGCGTATGAAGCCTACACCGTAGCATCTGATGGCGCTGAACTGGTTGCAGTTCGTCGCGCTGGCAATGCTGCAATGCCTGCGGCGTAAGGAGCCGAACAATGGAAAAGATTATCTTTACGAAAGGCTTAATCACCAATTCGCAGGTGGTTAGAGAGCAGTGGCGCCATCTGACCGTTGACCGCAAGGTTTTCATCAATGGTGAAAACGCTCTGGCGAAAGAATACGGCGTGAACGCCACCGCGCTGGTAACGAAAGATTACTGGCGCGAAGTGGACGACGTGACCACCCGTGTATTCCGCAACGAGTCCGGCATGGACATGATGTCCGACCTGATGACGCTGGCGACCAACATCAATATCGGCAAGACCGTGGCAGTTAGCCGCATGGCCTCCGACGCCGGTAAGGTTGTGCGCACCATCTCCGGGCAGGAGCCTGAAGACCTGGATAAAACCCGCTACTCCTACAGCGGCGATGTAATCCCGATCTTCAAAACCGGTTATGGCCGTGAGTGGCGTGAGCTGCTGGGTATGCAATCTGAAGGTTTCGACCCGCTGATTGATGACCAGGAAAACACCACCTTCAACCTGCGCGCAGACATGGCGGATTATCTGCTGGTCGGCGATGCAAGCCTGAACGTGAACGGCGTTTATACTGCTTACGGCATCACCAACCACCCGAACACCGTGCAGCTTAACCTGAGTGCCTCCGGCACTGGCGCACTGAACATCGACCTGCAAACTGCAACCCCTGATGAAATCGTTGAGTTCTTCAACCAGGATTTTCAGGCGGTTCTGGATGCTCAGAACGTGTTCGAGCCGGTTACTCTGTGGGTTTCTCCGTCCGTCCGCCGCTCCTTCAGCCGCCCGTACTCCAATGCGGCAGGCTTTAAAGGCGGCACCATTGAGGATTATATCCTCGCATTCGGCAAAACTGGCAACGTTGGCCGCATCGCGTCTATCGGCACCAACTTCAAGCTGACCGGGAACCATTTCGTCGGCTATGTGAAGAATGCGCTGTATATTCGCCCTCGCGTCGCTCAGCCGGTATCCACCTATGCAGAGCCGCGTACCACGCCTCACGCTAACTTTAACTTCTTAACGTGGGCTGCTATGGGTTTGCAAATTCGCCGGGATTTCTCGGGCCGAAGCAAGGTGTTTAACGCATACGGCACGCAAACCGCGCTGTAAAAATTAAGGGGCGAATAGCCCCTTTTAACTATCAGAGGTTATGATGACCAGTAAAGAAATTGAGCAAGAGATTCAGGACAAAGGCAGTGAAGCACCACGAGTAACCAGACAACACATTGAAGACGTCATTGTCAGTGAGCACTACTTTACGGGTTATGATGGCATTGGTGGGGATGGTGCGTGGGCAAAATACAAGTCAGCACTTGACTTGCTTTCGAGCCATGAATCATTAAAACTAATCACATTCTGCGTCTTGGTATTGAAAAACGGATTCACCGTGACCGGGGAAAGCGCCTGCGCCAGTCCCGCTAATTTCGATGCCGAGATTGGTCGCAAGATTGCCAGAGAGAATGCGGTAAATAAAATATGGATGCTGGAGGGGTACCTCCTCAAGCAGAACCTTTCGGAGGGAAAAAATGGCTAAATATGAAGTAATCGCCAGCGGAATCTTCGTCAAGGATAAAGATGGTCGCCTGCGTGAGCTTGCTATTGGCGATGTCATTGACGAATCAAGCCCGCACATTGAGTCAAAACTTCGCCCGGTTAGTGAGAAAGTTCTGGAAGTTGCAACTCCGCAAGAATCGCAGCCAAAGGCGAAGAAAACCAAGTAAAATAAACCCGCAAACAAGCGGGTTTTTTATTGGGGGTTATCATGGCTGTCAGGTACGAAATAAACACAACTCCGGCTGACGGAGAGGTTTTGCTTAGTGAAACCATGTCAGCAGACTGGACTGCATTGCAGGTGCAGATTGTGCCATTAAACTCTTCCGGCGGTCATGCACCATTAACAAGCGGCTCTGTTTCCGTAATGGTATCGCCGTTTGCATCTGGTGACTTCTGGATTGACGTCAACAATAATAATTATTATGGCGTGGCGCTACGACTAAAAGTAATCAAGTCCCAGCTTCCTGCTGGCGTTGCATCCCTGAAAGTCCTGGTGTGGCGAGCTGATACCTCAGTGCCGTCAAGTCAGGTTGTCGCGCAGTCCTACTCGGAGCTTGCCAATAAGCAGGGAAAGCTATTCACCGCATCGCGTCGCGTGACTGACGTTGCTGGCGGAGCCAACCTTGACAGCATTTTTATTACCGGCTCAAAACAGGTTGTGTTTAATCAGCGCATCATTGGCTACACCGGGAAAGGTGTCGTAGCGTCAATCTACCGTGGAGCTGTAGCCACTGGCGGAACCGCTGCGGAGATTAATAATCCAAATGATGTTGCACCGCATACTGCAACGGCGCAGCTTCTGACTGGCTCCACGGTGACAAGTATTGGGCAGCTGACGGTGGCCGCGACGTATAGTGAAGGGAACGCATCAAACCAGGGGCAGGGTAATTCGCAGGCAAAACTTGGTGAGCAGATTATCATGGCGCCTAATACTACCTATCTGTTGCGCATCACATCCCTGGATACTGCGGCGCAAAATATCAATGCTTACGTTTCGTGGTTTGAGGATGACGCTTATCTTCCGTGATAAAAGAAAAGCCCCGAAAGGGGCTTTGTTCTGCTAATAAGAGTCGATAGTAACAAGAAGTCTGCATTTGTCAGTTTGCAGTAGCCGGTTCATCTCTGAAATCCACTTGGCAGCGTTTGCAGCCCCTTCCAGTGTTGATAGTTGCTCTGGAGACATTTCAACGCCATAGTTGCAATATTCGTTATCTGCATCATAGAAAGTGGCATAACGAGCAACATCATCGCAAGAAACAAGGTCATCAAGTTTATCCTGGTCAACACCAACCTCACCATGTGAGCAACCAACAATTAAACGCGCTTCGTACTCAATACTCATCACTAAATCCTCATTGGCATAACAATAACTTTGGCAGTCTCGCCAGTAGGCGCATTAATGTTTGCGACGGCGGCGCTGGTGTTGCCATTAAGCTCAAATAGCACCGCCTCATATTTAGGGTTAAACAGCTTCGCCAGCTTCTCTACATCTGCCAGATATTTAGCGTTGAAGCCGATTTGTTCTGTTGCCGCCGTCTGCTTTGGGATAACACGATCAATGTCAGGGAATCGGCCATTAATCTCAGAGCAGATACCTGCGCCTACCATGATTTCATGCTCATCATGGTAAGTAACAATACCTGTTTTGGTGTCCAGTAGCGCATACGCATAGCGCTTGGTTGGAGGCTTGCTGACAGAAACGATAACGTTATCTTTCAACTTATTTTCATGCTTACTGGCAATCATGGCGCGATGTCCATCAGTTGCTGCGATACGTCCATCAGGCATGAAGCAAATGCCATTCAGGTAGTAACGCACATCCTGTTTGGCCTGAAATATCAAAGAACCTTCAAGGAGCAACTTGCTAACTTTTAATTTCATTTCTTCACCTTCACCATGTGTTGTTTTGCAACCTTCAGGCATTCATCGAAAATCTTGCCCTTCTTTTCACTCTGGTTGCTCCTGTAGTGGGTAATTGCGGCCTCTATAGCCGCATTGTCGATACCTGGCAGTTTTTCGCGCAGGTTTTTCTCTATGAATTGTTCGGGGTTCATTACCAACTCTCCACCACGTTTGCGCATTCATCATAAAATAAGAAATGCCTTGTTTTTTCTTCGTAACGTTTCATTTCAAATGCGATTATGTCCTCCTGATAGTGAATTCTCTCCACCTGGCGAGCCACGCCGTCTCGTATTAGGATGTGATCGCCTTCTTTTATGTTTTTTGCAACAGTGCCAATTGTAATCATCACAGCTTCTCCAGAATCGCCAGCACTTCACTCAACTCAGCGGAAGGAAGGCGCAAAAATTCTTCTGTCTCCTGTGCCACATGACCCTCAGCGACAACCATGTGGTCTGCTTCTTTCAGAAGCTGAATCAGGCGGTCAATCGGCTTAACTTTTTTGGCCTTGAGAGTTTTAGCCGTCACCTTATCCTTGCCCTGCGCTTTCGCTTCCTTAACGGCAGTATCAATAACGTTAACGGCATCATCGCCATGCTCGCGCGCCACTGCAACGGCGTTGGCATAGCTGATTTGGCCTGCATTGATGCGCTGCTTGATAGCGTCAGGTACATCACCAAGTGACAGGTGCATCTGCACATCAGAAACTGAGCGGCCGACCTTCTTGGCGATTTCTTCATTCGTCCACCCGAACCCTTTGAGGCGCACATAAGCCTTTGCACGCTCAAGCGGGTCAAGCTGCTTACCCTGACTGGATGACACCATGAAGGCGATTTTATCCGCTTCATCGCCGGTGAAGTCTTTGCACTCAATGCGCGCAATTGGCACGCCGCGCTCAATGGCACGTAGTGCTCCAAGGTAACGATGCTGGCCGTCAAGAATCTTGATGCGCTTTCCGTCGGCATCAGGAATAACAGTTAACGCCGGGATTGGCTGGCCTGATTCCCAGCACTGCGCGAAGTATTCAACGTGCTGTTCATCGGCTTCGCGGATGTTGTACCCCGGCTCAAGATAAAGCTGGTCGACAGGAACCTGATAACCTTTGTTGACCACGATTCCGCCGCGAGTTTCTTTGTCTGAGTAAATTTTTCCGAGAGATGTCATCTTTTCCTCACTTCGATAAACAGATTGCGCTGGCAATGGTGAATCCGATAACGATTAATGCCAGCTTGATTTTGAACTTATCCCACGACTTCAGGTCTTCTTTGCGGATTTCGTGGCGAATCATTGGGATTCTCCGAGTGCTTTGGTGATGGCGGAGCGAGCCTTATCGACAGCGCCATGCCACTCATCGTATGTAAGATTGCTGCGACCTACCATCACCTTTTCAGCAAGCTGGAGCGCATCGAGAAGTTCAGGCGCAGCGGCCATTATTCGTTGGTTAGCAACTTGAACCTCAACTTCAGGGTCAAACTCAACCCAGCCGACAGGAATAATCATTCCATAAGACTGGTCGTCCTCTGTTGATTTTGGCCCTATTGCCCTGCTGTTATCTCCAAACCACGGCCCCGGCGTGCCTTTGAATTCATTCATCCTCATCACCTCTAACATTTATTGTTGTTTCTACGTCATCACTATAGCGACACCCTCAATCTACGTCAACACTTTATGATAAAATTAAACCAACAACACTCACCCCGCGCTGTTCCGTCCTGAAAAACGTAAGGCGGCGAAATTGGATATAGCAATCGGCGTTATCGTCATAGCGTTTTCGCTGGTTCAGGTGTACAGATGCTGGAAGTTCATCATTCGGAGAATAATTAATGAGAGACGCGCTTCAGCACGCCGCAAACCAGATAATTAGTGGCACTGTCGGCCAGGTAATCGACAAAGCCGGTTATACATCCATTGGTACGGGCCTTGGCCTGAAGGTGGCAGAGCAGACGCCGGTCGCACAATCATACATTGCCTCAATGATCCCCCATTCGATTACCGAATGGGCAGCGGTAGCCTCTATACTTGGCGCGCTGTCACTGGTGGCAAAAAACCTTTTTGAGATGTGGTGGAAGATTCGGGAGAGCAAAAAGAATGGCAGCACCGACAGCAAGTGAACTTGTCGCCGCCATGGCGTCAAGAGGCGTAACTATCACCACGGCGGACGCAACGGGCATCCTGTGTCTGGTGGCGAGCATCACAGAGTGTCTTGAGCTTAACTACCCTGAAGACACATGCAGGCAGGATGCAATTCTGCTATGGGCCTCAATCCTTATCGCCTCAAATACTGCCGGTAGGTATATCACCAGCCACCGGGCACCATCTGGTGCGTCGCAATCATTTGGCTATGGCAGTAAGCCGTGGATGGCCCTTTATAATCAGATGAAACTACTCGATACGGCAGGCTGCACCGGCGACCTTGTGGAGGAGCCTGATGGGGCAGCAAAGCCGTGGTTTCGGGTTGTTACCGGGAGTAAGTGTAGATGAAAACGTCAACATTAACTGTAAATATCGCAATCCGTAAATGGTGCATGCCGCTGCTGGTTATTCTGGTGTTGCTGCGCCTTCCTGTTCCGCGCTGGGTTTATACTCTTGAGGCCGCGCCATGTCAGCAATAGCGAGATGGAGCTATACGCAGCCATGCACAATCTGGCGGCTTACTGGCAAGGATAAGTATGGCAAGCCAACATTCGCCGCGCCAGAATCCATCATGTGTGATTATGGCTTCGATAAGAATTTGACCACCGGCACAGCTGGCAATGAGATTGCACAGAAAAACACATTCTGGACGGAATATCAGAATGCGTCTGTTGGCGACTTCATCATGCTTGGCACTATCACCAGCGCTGACCCTTTGGCTTCCGGAGCTGACCAGATTAGAAACGTCGTGAATTACGGCAATACGTTAGACCGCAATGACCTGCCTGATTTTGCGCTGGTAACGGGGTAATGTATGGCCGCCAAAATGCGAGGTATCCAGCAGGCTATTAAGCGCACTCAGCAGATAGTCGGCGAGATTACTGGCGAGAAGGCGGTATCAGCAATAAAAGCTGCTAACTACATCATCAGGACTGAATCGGCCTCCATGACGCCAGTGGCCACGTCAGCGTTGATAAACAGCCAGTATGACACCGTTGAAGTTAATGGCACTCGCATAACTGGCAAGATTGGGTATGCTGCCAATTACGCCCTGTATGTCCATAATGCACCTGGTACGCTGCTGGGCACGAACACGCCACGCACAGGGAAACTTAAAGGAAAGGGAAATGTATGGGACCCGAGCGGCGAGCCTAAATTCCTTCTCAAGGCTGGCGAAAACACACGCGAGCTTGTCGAACAGGTAATCAAAAAAGAGATGACACTAAAATGAGAGATATGCTTGAGCTTGTTGACCAGTACCTTAGCGATGCCGGTCTTTATGACGGGTGGACTTCTCAGCTTGAGTTCTGGAATGATACCGAAGTTGGCACCGACCGGTTTATGGTGCTGCAATCCAATGGCGGAACAAGCGTAAGCAAAAGCCTCAGCAATGATTATTATTTTTCGCTCTATGTTGTCGGTCAGCAGGGTCAGTACAACATCGAGGAAACAAAAGCAAAAGCGCTTGATGTCATCTCATATATCAAAGAGCATCCCGTTGATAGTTGTATTGGCATGATTCAGTTACAGGCGCCGCTTGGCCGCCCTACGCTTACGACAGAGAAAAGGCCTGTTTATGAGTTGTTGCTGAGGGTTGTTTTTGGTGAGTAATGGTTCCCGCGACAGGATTCGAACCTGTAATCATCCGATTATGAGTCGGGTGCTTTAACCAGTTAAGCTAAACGGGAATTTGGTGCACCATACTGGATTCGAACCAGTTACCGATTGCTTAGAAGGCAATTGCTCTATCCTGATGAGCTAATGGTGCGTTGTGTTGTGGTGGCTGAAGTCGCGTTGTTGCCGTCCCCATATAACCCGGCTCAAGGGTTTTGATGTCCCCGATTCATCAGCACTGTCATCTTGTACTTCACCACAACGGAAAGAGCACTCAGTTGTACCTGCCAGTTGTGCCACTATGATACGCTTTCGCAGACCGTTAAGATCTTTGCAAGTTATTTAATGCTCTTACCTGTTGTGTGCCCATTATTAATCACACCGGGCCAGTGCGCCGAATTAATTGACAAGGAGTCGGAAGACCTTGCTGGTGTTTAGCCGTTAGGCTACTGCCAGATACACTTCTTCGTTTGCATTTATCTTTGTGGTCAGTTTCTAAAAACCCGCAAAGTCGCACCGAAAACTATCTGCCATTTAATCTACAACACCAATCAAAACCTGTCAACATGATATAATGCGATTGTTTAGCTAAACACAGAGGATTCTAAACATGGCTATTTGTGCAAATGATAACGGCATCATCACAGGTCGCCAGTCGCTCATTGAGCTGGCTGATGGCTGCTGGGATGCTGTGCCAGCAGAGGAAGATTGGAAGTTTTTTGCTCCCATGACCTCAAAAGGCGTCGACTTCAGCCCAAGCACCACTACCTCAGAGGCTGATGATGGCGATGGCTTTGTCGCAACGCTGGTCACTACCGCAGACCTCACCATTTCAGGTGATTTTGAAGTTCGCAAGGCTGACAAGGCTGATGAGTATGGCGTACATAACCTCATCAAATACTTTGTCACCGAAGTCAAGGCGCGTCGCCAGCCGTCGCTGTGGGTTCGCCAGACAACCGGCAATACCGTTGTCGTGGCCTACTGCAACATCACCGCGCTGAGCTATGATGGCGGCACCAACGACATCATCACCGGCTCGGTTGAATTTAAGCCGTATGATGGCTCTACCGTTGACGTGTCCAGCATCGAAGATTTGACGCTGACCACTGATATCAGTGCAACCAAAAGCGTTGCCACTGGCGCCACCCTGACGCTAGGTCCGGTAGTTGCGGCTGGCGGTGTCGAACCTTATACCTATCAATGGTATAAAGGCACTTCGCCGATCAGCGGTGCTACTACCGACACGTTCACCAAGGCCACAGCCGCCGCAGGTGATGCTGGTACGTACTTCTGCCGCGTGATGGACTCGGCAACCAGTCCTGATTACGTTGACTCCACCAAGTGTGTTGTTACCGTTACGGCATAAAGAAAACCCCCGAAAGGGGGTTTATTTTAATGTCCAGCTGATATTGTTAACAAAGAATTTACTGTTAACCCTTTTCACAAGCCCTCTTTTTTCCATATCCTTTAGCTTCCTTAGCACGGAAGGCGTATCTATTCCTTTGTATATGTAAGATAGTAGATTTCTCACATAATACGTTGGCTCACCATCACTCATTTTCCCAAGGCATTTCAAAACATCATGGTCCTGAATAAGTGCTATTCTCATGCTTTCCTCGTCTTGTTCTTGATGCCCCACAAAATCAGATTAGCAATAAACTCAGATCGTCTCAGGTGAATTGCTATCGCATAGTTTATGTCGATGCGCTGGCCTGCATATGCAGATATCACATCTTCGTCGTCTTTGTTAACTGGCATTTTTGGACTCCTGCATCATGAGGAAGACAATCATGGCAGCGCGCAATGGATTTACATCAGAGACGGCATCATAGCTTGCATAAAAACAAACTTCAGAATCTCCGGTGATGCCATCAATTACTGTATCAACCGGAGCCGCAATCCATTTGTTATCGAGTGATACGATGCTAATCTTGTTGCCAACAATAATCTGCCATGCATCTGCTGGGTTGTTGCATGGGTTAAAGGCATGCCAATTTGCACCGTCACCCCAGTGCACCGCCATTCCCGTATAAGGAGCCTTGATATGCAGTCGTAGTCGACAACAATCTCTGCAACACATAAATTAACCTCAAAATCACTCATCTTGCTGTAATCAGTGCTCATCTCTTATCCTCCACCACTACGCCAATCTTAGCCAGCAACAAAATCGCCTTTACGCGGGCCTCTTCATAGGTGTAACCCTGATCGATGTAAAGGTCGATGTAAAATCTCAAATCAGCATCAGTCTCGTTCATATGTCAAACCCTCAATCACCTTATGCTTTCAATCTACGTCAGTCTTGCGTCACCTGTCAATGGTATAATTACGTCATTATGAAAACAGGATTTAGACATGAGACAACGCACACCGCTAACAGAAATCGGAGAGATGCGCATCTCCCTGGCTGACAAGTCTTTTTTCTTCAAACCATCATTTGCGGCGATGAATGAGCTTGGCTCACCGAAAGAGATTGTCGAGCTGTACGCCACGCTTAATGGCTATGAATACGCGGCCATACTCGGTGCCATCCAGTCAATGCCGTATGGCGCGCAGATTCAGGTGGCAAAAATCCTGTCACGTCCTGCCTATGGTAAGAAAGTGCTAAGCGCAGCCTGCCTCATCATGCAGTCCTGTTGCGATGATGATATTTCGGTGCTCATTGGGTCATGGAAGCCAACTCCGCGCGGTGTGAAGTACGTCACCGGAATAATGCCAGTAAATGACATTATTATCATTGCTCGCAACCTGATGGAGCATGGCATCATCGGCAAGTCTCCGCTCAAGGTTCCTCAGCGCTCGGAAAACCAAAAGCGCACAACCAGTGAATTGAGAATGTCGGATTACATCATCTCAGCTCGCACCCATTTCGGAATCACCCGTGAGGAAGCAGAAGACCTGACCATGACCGAGTATCAGCAGATGATAAAATCAAAATACCCGGAACCGGAAGGCATGACGCGCGAGCAGTATGATGCGTCTTATGAGCGGGCTAAGCTGAATAAACAGAAACTGAAAGAGAAAGCCGCCAGAAAGGCCGCTAAAAGCAAAGGAGCAAAATAATGGCAGAAGAAGTTGGCGGCATTGTCTATGAGGTTGGCATGGAGGTCTCTGGCCTCACTGCTGGCGCTAAACAGGCAGAGGATGCACTTGACAGCATTGACAAGTCAGCGCAGAACTCATCAAAAAGCATGGATAAGCTGGATGGCGCGGCATCATCATCCGGCAAAGAGCTTTCAGCCCTGGCAAAAATTGTAAGCTCCATTGATGCAACGCTGAAGGATATGGCCTCATCGTCGAAGACTGCTGCCAGTTCAGTAGAAGCGACAACCTCAAGCGTAACTGGTGCCGAGCAAGTTATTGCTGTCCTAAACCAACAGCTCGCACAGATGCAGCAAGCGCAGGTATCCGCGAACGCAACCGGCCTTGCACTTCAAAACTCAGTCAATCAGGTCACTCAGGCAATTCGCGCGCTTGGCGCCCAGTCAGCTGAAACAGGTGGATCAATCTCTGGCATTGACAGAATGATTGAGAGTCTTGGAAACCAGATCGCAATCCTCGACGAACAAGCGGAAAAAGGCGCAAGAAGTGCGGCGATACTGGCTGCGCAGCTTCGTGCAGGAGATAGCGCCACTGACGCACAGAAAGCAAAAATAGCTGAGCTTACTGGTCGCCTGTACGACATGAAAAATGGCACAGAAGCCGCTGGGAAGTCCACCGGTAACTTTAAAAATATAATGCAGCAGGGTGGCTATCAGATACAGGACTTTATCGTTCAGGTTCAGGGAGGGCAGTCTGCGCTTGTGGCATTTAGTCAGCAAGGTTCGCAGCTGGCTTCTGTGTTTAGCCCCGTGGCAGGCGCCGTGCTGACCATCGCAACGGTTATTGCTGGCTCACTGATAGCGTCACTCGGAAACGGCAAAAACGCCGTTGATTCACTGAAAGAGGCCATAGCGACCATGGACAGCGTCGTGTCGGTTTCATCTTCTGGTGTCGCTGTCTATACCGACAAATTCGCCCAGCTTGCAAAAGCCAACTCAGCAGTAGCCACCCTGATGCGCCAACAGGCACAGCTTGAGTTGCAGGCGGCCCTATCTAAAGTCTCAGCGGAAGTCACAAAAGCATCAAGTGACTTTATCGGATTTGGCGATTCGCTTGTTTCATCGCTTGGTGGTGGCTATGCCAGCGTGAAACTTTTCAATGACTACATGTCGCAGCTTAATATCACAACTAACAGTTGGACAGAAGCCATTAAACAAGCGTCAGCAGCAGGTCAGGCCGGTCAGACGTCAATGAATGGCATGATCGCCACGGTAGGCGCATTGGCTGGTAAATTCCAGCTCTCAGACCAGCAGGCTTTCGAATTCGCAAAACAGCTTTCTGATATCGCAAAAAACCCATCTGATGAGAAGCTAAAGGCGCTGATTGTCACTTTACAAAAAGTCAGCGAAGGAACATCCAGCGGAGCGGCAGCGGCACGAGAGTATGCCAAAAGTCTACTGGCTATTGTAACTAGTACGGCTGATGCAACACAGCGCCTAAAAGTTTTAAAACAAATGACTGATGAGTTAACTGACTCTCAGGATAAGGCGTTGCAGCAGGCTAAGCAGACCCTCTTCATTGAGCGACAGACTGGCGTAGAGAAACAGAAGGCGCTCGCATGGCGTGATGCTGAGAATCAGGGGCTAAAAGCCGGTACTCAGGCATTCCGTGACTATTACAATGTTCGCCTACAAACTTATCAGCAACAGGAGAAAAATGCACAAGCCCTGAAGGATGAGCGTAGCGCGCAAAGTGCGGCAAACTCAGAGGCAAAAAAAGCAGCCACAGAGCAGGAGAATATCGCCAATAAACTTGAGAAACTGCGGCAAGAATCATTGCTAACAGCGGACAGCACAAAAGAGCTGAGCCGCGAGCAAGCAATACTACAGGCTCAACAATCACTAGGAAAAGGCGCTACAGAGGAGCAAATAAGACTCGCTGGAGAATATAAAGCCAAGGCCATTGATAACGCTAATGCGATAAAGGCTCAGGCAGAGGCGGAGAAAAAAAGAGCCGAAGCTGTCAAGGGATTCGCTGCATTAAAATCGCAGACATCCCCAATGTTTGCTGTTGAAACAAATTATCAGAAAGATTTAGCAGCGCTCAATGCTTACGCAGTAGCTTACCCGCAAAAGATAGCGGAGGTTGAGCAGGCCAGAGCAGCTATTGAGGAACAATACCGCCAGCAGCGTCTTGATGCCATGTGGCAGGAGTGGAGCCAGCAGAATGCGGCTACGCAAGCAGCAGCTGCTGCATTTGATGCTTTTGGGCAAACCGCAAGCAATGCATTGACCGGTGTTCTGACTGGCTCAATGTCTGTAAGTGATGCCTTGCAGTCAATCGGCAGCACTGTGTTGAACGCTGTGATTAACTCATTCGTTCAGATGGGCGTGGAGTGGCTTAAATCGGTCATCATGGGTCAGGTTGGAATGACCGCTGCATCAGGGATGGCAGCAGCTCAGGCACAAGTTATTGCAGCAGCCATGGCGCCAGCAGCAGCAATGACCTCTCTTGCTACATCTGGAGCTAACGCAATCCCTGCGCAGGCTGGTATTGCTTCCACTGTTGGCGTAGCTAAAGCAATGTCTGTTGCCGGAGCGCTGAAGAATGGTGGACCTGCGCAGGCTGGTGCAATGTATCAGGTCGGCGAGAATAACCTGCCTGAAATCTTCCAGGCCAGCAATGGTAATCAGTACATGATACCCGGGGACAACGGAAAGGTTATCAGCAATAAAGACCTTACCGGCGGTGGCAGTGGTATCATTATTTATAATAATGTCACCAATAACAGCAGTGGGGCAACGGCCTCATCAACAGCAAGAGATAATGGTGACGGCTCTGTTACAATTGAGACTATCGTTGCCGACATAGAAAATGGCGGCCCTATTTCTCAGGCTATTACCAGCAACACCACTGCAACCAGAAGGGCAACAGAATAATGGCTATAGCTTATCCATCATGGCTACCGCTTGCGCAGCGTGCCAGCAAGAACATGACGACTCAAACCCCATTCCGCAGCGATCAGCCTGCGGTTGGGGCGCCAATATTTCAAAAGTTAACTACCGATGTTGCAGTAACATGGAGTTTGACGTGGGTTTTCACGCTCAGGCAGGAGCGGGCATTTATGCAGTGGTTGAGAAGCCCAAATTATCTCAACAAGTGCAATGAATGGTTCACGATGGATATCGATCTTGGTGGCAGCGGATTACAGAATCAGACTTTGCACTTTACTGATTACCCCGTGCAGACAAGCATTAATGGCGGCATCGTTACATGGACTGGAAATGTCATCTGTAAAACCCTCAATAACTCCATGGATGAGTTTGATGATGTGCTTGTTGAGCTTGATGAGAGATGGTATTCATGGCTTGATGAAGTCGTTAACAGGGATTTGCCGGAGTATCCATAATGCCAACATTGCGTGAATACCAGTCAAAAAGGCCAAACTGGAAGCTGTATGACACCATAACCTTTTATCACTCTTCATTTGGTTATGTCCGGCTAGTTGGCAATGAGTTTTCTGATATTGTACTTGGCGGCCAGACTTACCATCCAGTGCGCATGGATGTAACCAGAAGCCAGCAATCAAACACACCGGTAATCAATGCCACGCTGAAGTTTGCAAGACTGGCTAATGACTTTAAGCAATATTTAAAGTTATGGTCAGGTTCTGGACGCATTGAGCCTATCACTGCGTTATACCAGCGTTTTGACGAGACTGACAAAGACACACCATTAAAACCATATACGCTTTATGTGAACGATGTGACGCTTGATCAGTCTGATGTAACTGTCTCCATCTCCATAAAAAACCCAATCAATGGCAACGTGGCAAAACTTTATGACATCACAGAATTCCCCGGACTGCGTACCGTTTGACGATTTTGAAAGGATGATGCTTGGCAAGCCATACGTCGACAGGTGTTGTCACGTTGACGCGGTGGACTGCTGGGGTCTGGTGGTGCTGTTCTATCGCCTGTGCATGAATGTTAATGTTCATCATGATGACTCATATTCAAATGGCGGCGATTTTGTCACTTGTTTCAATGGAGAGGTTTCATTCTGGAAAGACACCGGTTGGCCAAAAATTGGCGATGTGGTGGTTGCATATCGCGGGAGTCATCCGGTACATGTCGCGCTGTGGTGGGGTCGTGATAAAATACTGCATGCGCGAGAGAAAACGGCAGTCAAGACAGACCGCCTTAAAACACTCGAAAAATTATCAACAAAATTAAGGTTCCTGACTTATGCCGGTTATTCACATTCAGAAGATGCCAGGGGTTCCAAAAGAGACGGGTAATGTTCCTGCTGGCACTAATCTGTGGAGATGGCTGGAGAATTCCGGCCTTCCATCTGATATCAGGATTGCACTGAATGGCCGCACTTTTGGCCCTGATGATGAATTGTCGATATCGTTAAAGCAAAACGATATTGTTAACATTTACTGTCAGCCTCGCGGCGCGATTGGCGATCTTATCAGCACGATACTCAAGCCTGTAACTAAGGTTCTTTCTTTTCTGCTGCCAAAAGCATCAACGCCGTCAACCAGCACTGGAGCGACGGTTGAATCACCCAATAACAGCCTGAAATCGCAAACCAATATCGCGCGCAATGGAGAGGCAAGACCTGACAACTTCGGTCAGATAAGGGCATTCCCTGACCTGATTCAGGAATCTCTTTTTGAATACATTGACGATTTGAAGTACGTCACTGAGTTCATGAATTTTGGCCTTGGGAAATACACTATTTCATCGGTTCGCTATGCGGAAACTAATCTTGGTTCTCTGCCCGGGGCCACTCATGTCATCTACAATCCAGGTGATGTGATTGGACAAATCATTGAGCCTTACCAGTTCGACGGACTTGATGGTCAGGAGGTTCCAGGGCTAAACGAGTCAGAGGACACCCCGATAGAGACAGCGACCACGACATCTGTTACCAGTGGCGATTATGCTGGCGGTCAGCTGTTAATGGTCATACCAAAAAACACTGATTTCGATTACTTCATGGGACTGTCTTTGCCTCACTCCGTGTCATTAACAATAAATATTACCTACAACTCGACATCCGGGCCAGTCACTGAAAACATTCAGCTTAGTGGCAACATCATTTCAGCTGAGGAAACTGAAACTGGCGTCATTCCTGACATTCAGTATTTTTATAATTTCACTTTCAATAACCTGACCGGCGCAAATCTTGGCAACCTGACCGGCGCAACCATCAACAACACTTATTTCCAGATTGTGGATAATGAGGCGCTCGTTGTTGGCCCATATGTTGGGGCTGTGGAATCAACGCAGGTTTGGGTTCACGTTCAGTCTGAGCTTGGGCCTACCAGCGGCACAGCAGATTATCTGATCAAGATATGGGCTGTTGATGATAATGGTGATGCCATTCCTGGAACCGAGGAGCAGCTTGCAGATAGTATTGACAACCCATTCAATCAGACAACCAAAACCTATTATCGAACGTATAAGTTAACTCCTGCTTATGGGCTGGCTAAGTATGCCATCAGCATTGAAAGGACAAACAACTCAAACTCTGGCAACCGCGTAACGTTGCAGGCGGCGCACGCTATCAACATCCGTGAGAATGTGGTTTATCCTGATGATACCCTTGTTAAAGTCACGGTGAAGGCCACGCTTCAGCCCACATCAGTTACTGAGCGCAAATATAATGCGCTGATCACCCGCTGGACTATTGGATACAACAGAACAACCGGGACAGTCGACTATACGTTAACGCCATCGAGAAGTTTTGCAGATTCAGTGTTGCATAACTGGCTTATTACCGCCGGTCAGCCTGAAAGCACCATTGACATTGCCAGACTTTATGAAATAGCTGATGCACTGCCTGATGAGCGCCTTGGGTATTTTGATTACACCTTTGACGATGAGGATAAGTCTATTGGTGAGAGAATTCAGACCATCTGTGATGCCGCTCGCGTAACGGTTTTTTGGGATGATGGCGTCTTGTCTTTCTCAAGAGATGAGCAAAAAACAACCCCTGAAACTGTGTTTAATACCAGAAACACGCAGGCTGATGGCTATAAAATGTCTTATGACATGACTTTGCCTGGGTCATATGATGGTGTAAGTGTTCAGTACCGCGACCCAAACACAAACAAACAGGCTTACGTTTATTATAAAGTTGGCACTTCCAGTATAGAGCCTGGAGAGCCAACTAAGCCAAAAAAATTCGACATGCTATACGTTCGAAACCTGTATCAGGCAACGGACAGAGCCATGCTTGAGTGCAATCGCCTGATGTACTCACGTCGCGGAATGGAGATAAAGGCGCTTGCAGATGGCGAGTGGGTGAACGTTGGCGATATGATTTCTGTTGTCGACATTTATGATTCAGTGCAGCAGACTGGCGTTATCCGTTCAAGGTCTGGAAACGTATTTACTACCAGTGAACAGCTCACAGCGGGAAGCGGTCTGTTTGTGGTCATTACCGGCGCCAATGGGAATGTATCAGAGCGTCTGGCTTGTACCGTTACTGGATTGAATACATTCGAGTGCGCATTACCATCTGATTTCGAGTTAAACATTTTTGACGGTGTTAATGTTCAGTCAGAATCAAGATATGCAATCTCAACAGAGGTTGAGCTTGATTCAACGTTATGGACAGTTAGCCAGAAGACTCCAGGTACAGATGGCACAGTCTCACTGACTGTAACTGAGTACAATGACGCTATGTACGCCTACACCAACCCTGTTGCGTGATACAATAGGGCAATTAATGATTATGGAGATTGCAGCCGATGGCTACTACCCCAACTAACAAGCCAATCCCCTCTGAAGATCCGCGCGACCTGAAATTTAACGCTGGCAAGATTGATGAAGAGGTCAATGGCAGTGCTGATTACTACACCGACAGATTCGGCGTACAGAGGATGACGAATACCGGCAGGAATAACCAGTTCCAGGATGCGCAGACTCAAAGAGAATCTGATTTTCAGCAATTCCTTCTAAACTCTGGTTATCAGTTTTTAGGGGATTATGAAAACGGGCCGCATACAATTTCCGCTCGTAACCAGATTATTCGTTATCAGAACGAGTTCTGGCGTTTAAATGCTGGCACCAATCCACCATACACAACCACGGGTGTTAATAGTACGTCGTGGGCCACCGATGTTACGCATCTGGTAAGTGTTGGTGATGCAACGCTGAGGCAAGAACTAACCACTATAGGTGATGGTAAAGCTGCTGATTTCATACCTTTAAGCCAGGGTGGAAGCATTCAAGATGCGATATCTGCAATTACACCCTTATCTAAAGGTGGCATTCCAGACAATCCATCTTTTGATAACGCTGAAATTATTGAAATGGCGCTATCTTCATCTAAACACGTTGATTTATTAGGTAAAGAATGGTTTATATCGCGTCCCATATATTTACCTAATGGTTGCATTCTTGAAAACGGGAAGCTATCAACACAGGCTGCGTCTGGAGCTGGGTTTATGGCCGGTAGTATTTTTGCACCTGGTAATTATCACCCTGATTACTGGGAAGAAGTACCGAAAGTGGCAGTAACGGCAGCGAAAGGGCAAAGCACTTTGACATTGGCGGATTCGTCTATTGTGTCAGTAGGTGACATTATTCGTCTATCATCAACAACAGGCATTTTAAGCGCTGGATTTTTTGTCGCGCAATACCTACAGTTGGCGAGGGTCTTGAGTAAATCTGGTAGCACAATAACAATAGATGGCCCTATAGAAACCTCTTTGACTTTAGAAGCGGCTAATGCTGATCAGCCCTCGTACCTTGCACGCTTTAATAAGCCTTTATTTTGCTGCCGTGATACGGTGGTTAGAAATATTGAGGTTAACACGTGGGATTATTGGACCGCGGATAGTGCAACCTATAATTGTATTTTTGATAATATAAGGGGCAAGGCTAAGGGTGTTGTATATGGTAATACTTTCTGCAAGACGAAATTTAGCAGAATAAATATCGTGTTTTCAGGACGCATAAGCGAATTAGCATTCGGGTCCCATGATACTGACTTAACAGACATTACCGCAATAGCGAGTCCTTCCGGGGTAAGCGAAAATGTCATGTTAGGCTGGGCCGAATCTGGCCGCCGATGCACGCTCGATAACTTTAAATTCATGTTTAATAGTATCTCTAACCCATCTACCATATTACGTGTTTCAGGGCATCGAGATTCCCGCATAAAACGCGGAGTTATTATCGTAAATAATAACAGTAATAATATTATTAGCGCAGAGCAATATGGGAACGCGGCAAACTCTGGGCCTGGCGGGGTTGGAACTGGATACCGGTCAGAAGTGGAAAATGTCTTATTCGATGACATCTCGGTATTCGCATACGGCAGCACCGCGGTAGTTTGTGATTGTCAAAAAACATCAGATTCATCTGTTTTAAATAACATAGAGTTCAGTAAGATCCGATATTACGGGGCTTTGCCATCGGTGGCGTTAATGCGATCGTTAGGTACTGCCGCAAACTCTAATAATGGAGTGAAAGCCGATATATCATCGGATATCGGCGGACCTGTCGTCCTTACAAACTCACGTTATAACACTTTAAAATTAAATGGCCCAGTAACAGTTCCTAGCCTTGTTGCGGCGGCATCGGTTAACGCCATATCGATAGTAAGTCAATCTCGGCTGTCAGCAAAAGCCAATAATTACGCATTAGAGGCAAGTTTAAGCATATCGTCAACAACCTCTGGAAATGTTGTTAGGGATATGATTTATCCAGCTGGTAGTTTAAGACTGAGTGATTCAGTTAAGATCGACATTGCTGGTAGTACCGGCGGCCTTTTGGGTACAAAAACCGTGCAAGTAGGTTTCATTGGCTCCGACTCTGTATTTAAATACGTGGAGATGGCAGCGCTAGCTTCCGATGAAATCTATTTCGATATGGATCTTGATGTTACTCTTCTCAGCACAGGGGCGGGGCAAACATCGGCGTTTATCTCAGGCTTTATAAGTAAAGGCGCGGCCTCTGGCGCCGCAACATCTGGCAGCAGAGTTTTAGCAGTTATAACTGATATAGTTAGCAATAGTCTTGATCTGCAAATACGTGCTTGGAAAGGAAACGCTGCGGATGGATTGACAATAACAAAAATGATCGTAAAACTAAACGATTTAACAGCTTAATAGAGAAAAAAAGGCCTTGCGGCCTTTTTTTTTATCGTTGCTCTATAAACTCAACATTTATGACCGGTATGTAAAACAATGCTAAACCGTTAATGTCGTGCCCATTTAAAACTAAATTATACCCTGCATTATCGTCGCCATCATGCCCAACAGAGTAGTAACCAGACCCCTCTGGTGCTGCGAAATATACTGATCCGACAATCCAACATTCATTTTCTTATTTAATGCATTTTACTTTCATTATATTCACCATTCATTTGTGATAGAGATCAAAACGGAATATCATCATCAAAATCCATCGGCGGCTCGTTTGACGGTGGTTTTGACGTGTTTGATGGTTGCTGCGGTTTACCCCACCCTGATTGCTGATTACTTCCTGACTGTTGCCGCTGCTGTGATTGTTGGTTTCCATTATCACTTGATTTACCACCAATCATTTGCATAACGCCGTTCATAGGCTGCAAGACGATTTCAGTAGTGTATTTTTCAACACCGCTTTGATCTGTCCATTTGCGAGTGCGTAATTTACCTTCTACATAAACCTGAGAGCCTTTGCGCAGGTATTCGCCAGCCACCTCCGCCAGCTTTCCGAAGATAACCACACGATGCCATTCTGTCTGCTCTTTCTTTTCCCCTGTGGATTTATCATTCCACTGCTCTGATGTTGCAAGAGAAAGATTGCACACAGCGCCGCCAGATGGCATATATTTAACTTCCGGGTCTTGTCCGAGAGTGCCCAAAATGATTACTTTGTTGATTCCGCGAGATGCCATAATTTACCCTTAAAAGTTTTCGATGTTCTGTTGAGATGTTGATGGCTTCTCTTCGGTTGCAGATGGCGCAGGCGCCTCTGCTTTCTGGAGTTTGGCCGGGTTGAAATCACTGCCGCCAGCAATGAATTTCGCTTTCATTTCCTGGTATGCGCCGACGATTACGCGAGTGGCAGCGTCATCACCACGAAATGATTTGTATTCTTCACCATAAATGGCAGTAAGCTCATCCATGTTTGCTGCTGAACGAATGAGTGCAGCTGCATCTTTAGGAGACTTCCGCGCGGCATTGCCATCGTCATCAGCCTGTGCAATACCGAACATAGACGCAATAGAGTAGCGGCGCGCATAAGTCATTGCGGAGCCATAACCCTGCGCGTCTTTCTTGGCAACCGGCATTGGCATGACTGAAGACATGTACTCACCAGACTCATGCATGATTGTTGTTTCCAGCTTCAAAACATCAACCGTATCGCTCTCAATGGCGTTCTGGATGATGATAAGACCGTTAGCCTCAAGCGCTGGCCTGATGGCATTCAGGAATGACTCAAGGTTAGCATAGTTGCTTTTAAGGTGCGGGTTTTGCGCGTTCTTTTTAGCGCTGCTGCTCATCACCTTTCGCGCCTCTACCAAAGCCTTAATCAGGTTTGCTTTCTGTTCTGAAAATCTCATCACTTCACCTCATTCACTATAAATTACAGGTTAAATTGCTTTTTGAACCATTCTGGCGTTTCCATTTCGATGACCGGATTACCCATTGAGTAACCGGGCCATGAATTGGCTTTTTTGCATGCCTTATAGATTTCCATCGCGCTGCGCAGCTGAATGCGACCAATGCGTAACTGCTCATCCGTCAGACGAATCAGTGCAGGGATGAATGGAGATTTCTTCTCCTGCACCAGAAGGTTTACCGAGCGAGGAGCATGACCATAAGCCTCGACAAACATGTCGTGTTGCATCGCCATCTTCATAAAGTACCCGAGCCGCGCTGCATGGCGAAAAAACTCATCAGGCTTGGCGCTCACGGCTGTTTTGTAGTCAATAATGTCGCCACCGCGAGTAAGGCAGTCAAAGCGCACCTTTGATGGTTCGCCAAGCAACTGACCGAGAATTGACACCTCGGAATAAGCACCAGAAAGCAGGCTGCTGTAATAGCTGTTTGCATGGATTACGGCGCGCATCTGCATGATGGCGTCGTAGTCATCGCCTTCCAGCATTGATTTACCAATAGCGGACTTCTCTGCTTCTTCACGGATAACATCGTAAATCTGCACTGTCTCGCCAGTGGCCTGAATAATTTTAATCACTTCGGCTTTAGTCTTACCTGAAAGCCCTTTAATGCCGCGCTCTTTCGCCCATGAGTTCATGTCGGAAGCTGTCACCAGCACCGTGCGATTGCCATCTTTGTCTTTCGGGAAATCTTCGACAACTGGCATGCGGGCATATTCTGCTTCGAAGCGCTCAGGCTCAAGTAGAGCGGTATGGCTACCAGTACCAAATATCAGAGCCTTTGACTGCTCATCTTCTTCGTCTTTGTAGCGCCATGCTGCCGGGCAGCGGTCGTAGATGTTCCACAGACCAGAGCCGTTGATGTGCTCGGTGTCAGCGTGGTACTGCTCGTTGCTGAGTTCGTTGTTTAAATAAACTTTCATTGTTAAATCCTTTTTGCCGCTGGTAATCTGAGTGCTTTACGCGACGCTGCACAGCTTTTTGAACATGACAATCCCCAACCTCGCTTTAAATCAGCCTCCCGAGCATCATAATGCTTGCCGCAGTGGCATACCATCTGCACTTTTAAACCGCGCACAGGTTGCGCATGGCTTGCCGATTTGTCTTTTTCTGGCAAATCCACGCGTCGGGCTAACTCATCCTCGAATATCTCAGCCCATGCCTCCCACTTTTCAGCCTCGCTCGTGAAGCTCGATGATAAAGCCAGAGATCGCACCATGCGAAGCGTGTTTTTAATGTGTCCGGTTTGCATTTTTGATACTTCAATGCTGCTTCCGTCACGCTGAACCCAGCGACCAGAGCACAAATTCTCTTCGTACTCGTCATACTCTATGTCATAACCACGACATGATTCAGTACCTTGTCCCATCTCATCACCTCAATTATTATTGTAAAATCAATCTACATCAAAACACGTCATTCATCAAGCCCAAAATAGAATAACGTCGCTCTTTTTATCTCCTCAAGACCATAAGCAATGACGCCAAAGTGACCCTCTGCAATGGCGCACTCAAGAACCTCAATCTGCGATGGCGATACTTTTGATTTTGTCTTATCACGCCTCTTCAGCTCAATCAGGCCGCATTTATGATTAATGCCGTTGGTTAGTATCACGTTGTCGCTTACACCGCTCCTGACGCCCATTTTTCGGCGTTTTTCGATGAATTGCGGCCCGCTCTTTGTTCCAGTTTCGTTAGGCACATGAAACCACAGGACTTCAGGGAATCGGTATTGCATCCAAAGGCCATATGCCATCTGGTCAGATTCCTCCCTTGGACACTCCCCGCGATAACCGCTATCAAATACCCATATTCCACTATCAAGCTGCTTCAATTTGTTCTCCTGCCGTGGTTTTGATGGAATCCGTGCTTAACCTCGGCTTCCGCTCTTGCTTTTGCTGCATTATTAAAATCAACAAATAGCCCAAGATAAATGTTTTTACCCTTTACTTTTATTTGAGCCATCCATTTCTTCCTGTCTGAGTTCCATGTCACACCAGTAACTCCAGAGGTGTTATTGGTTGCTATACTTTGATTCATGCCATTCCCAAGATTATTAACTAGCCTGAGATTTTCTATTCGATTATCATCACGAACATGGTTGATATGATCAATCTGCATATCTCCTTGTATTTGACCGTTATGCATTTCCCATATGATTCTATGTGCACGATAAAGACCCCTGCCAATTCTGACCATTACATAACCAAACCTTGGGCACTTGTTGCCTGCCGCTTTATATGCAAACCTGGTATTCCAAGTAGCTGCTGACTTCTTCGTCTTAAAAGTTGAAACATCTCTCTCCTTCCATATCAGAAGGCCATTTTCATAGTAAAAATAATCATGCCAGTTCATTTTTTTTGTCCGAATTCTTTTCTGTGGATGATATCTCGGCCTTTATCGTTAAAACGA